CACATAATCTGTATGAACATACGATGATTACTTTGTAAATGCTTAACAGTAGTAAACACAATATCAGAAGCATCTTCCACAGTTATATACTTGTCTAGTCCTTTACTTATAGTATATTCTGTACCTACTGGGCCTAGTTGAATAAGTCCTACAGCAAGTTCTGATTGTAAAGGTGATATTTCATCATAAAAATTATATTGTTCATCATTAACTTTGCATTCTTCTGTAAATTTATGTACATCTTTTTTAGTAATCGCTTGTACCTTAGCTTGGAAAGTTCTGTATGATGAAAGATTAACTAATATCTTAGGTTTAGTTCTCCATGCTGACCATATATCTTTCATAACATCAAGTTTCATATTATCACCATCATCAGCATTATTGATAAACACATCTAGATCTTCTGCATCGTTAATCATTTCTTGACGAGCTTTAGGATCTGTTAGATCAAATCCTGTACTTCTTGACCACCCTTTGCTTCCGTGTTTATCAAACATATATTTGCCAATGCCTGATGTATGTCCTGTTATACCAATTTTCATAACAAATCTTCTGTCCACACTTTACCATATAAGTGTATTCTATTTGTACTACCTTTGTTTTCTAAGCTATGTGGTAATGTAGTATTAACTAGATAGGCCCAGCCTGGTGACATAGGTACTTCTTCGCCATCAATAATCCAATGACTTTGCTCATTAGTCTGAATAGGTATATGGATTCTAATTTTGTCGGGATTGTCCTGATGCGTAATTAATTTAGTACCTGGTGTATGAATTGATACTAACCATTTTTTATTTCTATACGGTATTTTTTTTACAAGGTCTAGAGCATATCCATTAAAGCATTTACGTGGATTAAGCTCATCGTTATCATTATCTCTATATTCTTCTTTACATTGAAATGGGATATGAGGTAAAGGTCCTGGACGATCTCCGTTCCAACATAAGTTATAATATGCTGTATCATCCATTAATCTATGTCCAGTTATACCTTCTGGATCACTTATAGGTTCTTTCCAAACATGATCATTTTTTCCTATAATAAACTTCCAATCATAATAGTCTCTTTCTAACTCAGAAAACCAACTTCGTATTTTTTCTACGTCGACTTTAAATAGTTTTTTAACTTTGAATCCTAAGTCAACAGATTCAAATGTTTGTATATAAGATTTAAAATCTTGGATGTGTTGTTTGTTTTCCATTCCTAACTCTTTCATTCATATCTACTGCAACGTAATCATGTCCGTATAAAACCAAATCTTTTGGTATTAAAGATTCAAATGTTTTCCACTTTTCTTCTAATACTTCTGGTTCAATGTTCCAATGTAGCATCTCACTCGACCATACATTAGTAGTCCATAATACTTTTGTACCTTTTATACTACTTATTTTTTCAAATAATAACTGAGGATTATTAACGATATCTATTATATGGAACTCATGTTTTAAATTTTTATACCTATCCCATAGTGTTTTAAACGCTTCTCTACCACCGTGTTCAGCAACTTCTTGTTGCCAATATGACTCGTAATTGCCTCTATACGTTGAGGAGAAGTTGTATTCTAGGTCATGTTCTAGTAACCATTCATGTAAATCATAGCCATTCCACGTGTCTAAAAGATGCTTTTTATATTTTAAACTTGCTTCGCACCAATCAAAATAATGTACTTGTGTTTCTTCATGAAAGCCATTTGCATTTAAAATAGAAAGCGGTTTAAATCCTGCGGCAACACTAAACAATGCATCAATAGGTTTATTTGTACGTACACCTTCACTACTGAGTATTTCTGTATTAAACGCATATACTCTATCTTTTTCTATTTCTTCTTGATATCCTAATTTACGTACCCAACCTTTTTGCGATTGATTAGTTAATTCATCAACTAATGGGGATTGTTTATTATACCAAACTGATTCTAATTTTTTTGTATCTATATATGGATATAAAAATACTTTACAAGCCCGCATATCATTGTCTAAGTTGTCAATACGAATATTATTTTTACAAGCAAGATCAATCCAATTACTTCCATCACTAGTTATACTATGCTTAGAACTTCCTTCTATTCCTTCTATCCAGGCTGGAGTATAATTACTATGTATTGTTTCTTTGCTTAATTTATAATTTTTTAAATTTTGTTTTCTATCCCAAAAGAAACCTATCTCATCAAATACAGGTTTACCTAACTTATTCCAGATATCTAAATTAACAAACAAATATTGTCTATGCAATCCAGGATATGCACCAGTAGTCAAATAGTGTTGAGATTTTTTATCCATAATATGAGCTACTACAAAAAAGTCTGGATTCTTTTTAGCATATTCTAAACTTTGTACTATAAGACTTGCTCCTCTAAATAACAATAACCCTTGACAAGCAACCATACAATATTTTTTGCCTTGCTGTAATGCTTCTTCTAACATTTCTTTAACACTTTTATATACACCTATGTAATCGCCAAGACCTGCTTTTACCATACGATTAATATAAAAGTACGTCATGTCAAGAGTACGTTTATTAACAATATCACTATTAATGTCTCTACTAATATTAAGAATACCTATAGCTACAGTACTAGGTACTCTTATATCTTGGTAATACCTATCAACAGTAATACTATTCCAATCTTTCATTTTTATTGTTTCACCTTGTCTAGGCCATCGTTCTTCAGCTGTAGGAAATCTATCCATTTATCCTCTATTTGTAAAATAACTTTCACGCAATACATAAAAGAAATCTCGAACTCTACGCCCTATTTCATAATGTATGATCATATGTATTCTTGGTTTATTACTACGATTCCAAACACTATGCACGTTACTAATATCCATTAAAAAAGCACTTCCTTCATCTTTAAAAGGAACACGCCCTTTATCTTTTAATACAAAATCACAGTCGTCAGGGTTATTCAAACTAATATTACAAACACTTAATCTCTTTTCATGATCTTGTCTATCTTGGTGTGGCAATATATATCCACCTGGTTCTAATAACATAAAACGCACACGATTTAAAAACTCTGCTGGCCATACATCAGTTAAAAATTTTTTAGTTACTGGACATTTATCTGCAACCCAAGTCCAATCTAATTGTTTAAGTGTATCTGTTCGATCACCATATGTATCAAGGCTTTGGGTATCTTCATCTAATCCGTGTAATGTTAAACTTTTCCAACCCTCACCATAGGAGTCTCTATGAGTATAAAATTTATCACTTAATGCTTCTGCTTCTTTATACATTTCTTTCCAGGGTTGGTTATCTAAAGAACTAAGATGAAAATAAGGCCATCCACTTTCCATAACTATCCATTTTGGATCAAACATTTCAGGATACTTTTGCTGTATTACAGCATTATTTTCACCGTGAAATTTCTTCAATTCTAGCATAGCAATATTTATCGGCCAGGTTAATTATATACGCATATAAAGACTGTTAAATACAGTATGCCATTTTTAAAAATTGAAGATCTTAAGACGCTTATTATCGATTTTACAAGCCATTGTAATGCTATGTGTGGTAATTGTAGCCGTAATATTTCAGGAGTTGAAGTAAATCCTAATATGCCATTACAGCATATGAGTCTAGATACTTGGAAAAAAATAATTGATAATAGCGAATATATTGATGAAATAATCTTTAATGGTAGTTACGGTGACGCAATGATGAATCCTATTTTATTAGAAGCATTAGAATATGCCAGTTCAAATAAAATTAGTATTATGATTCATACAAATGGCGGTGTAGGAAAACCAGAATTATATACTAAACTAGCAACTATTCTAAAAAACTTTAAACAGCCTAGTGGTGTAACTTGGAGTATAGATGGATTAGAAGATACTAATCATTTGTATCGTAGAGGTGTTATATGGCAAAGAATCATGGACAATGTACAAGCATTTATTAAAGCAGGCGGATTAGCACGTTGGCGTATGTTAGTATTTGAACATAATGCACACCAAGTAGAAGAATGTGAACGTCTTGCATTTAGTATGGGATTTAAAAAATTTGATATTAACGGTGGGCATACTTTTAGTGCTATGAATAGTGTTGTAGGCGAAGCAATAGAAAAATTTAAAGCAAATAAAAAAGATGAAGCACGTACTATTGCATATGATAAAAGTTACTTAGATAATGTAGAACGTGTAAAAGGATTATTAGAGAAAGGTTTTGACAAAGGCCATATTACTTGTAAGTGGCAAAAGAAACGTAAAGTACAAATAAGTCATATGGGAGAAGTATTACCTTGCTGTTATCTATTAACTGATAGATATCCTAGATATCCTGACAGTCCTTACGCTGTAGAACAAAAAGATATGAAGTGGCCAAATATAAACACAGAATCATTAAAAGCTATTGTACAAGGAGAAACACTTACATATCCAAAAGATAATAGATTTAAAATTTGTGAGGTAACTTGCGGTGAAGTGTAAATTTTTAGAGCATCAAGTTTGTGTAAGATCAAACGGTCAGTATCGTTTGTGTTGTGTTAGTCTTGAAAAAGATAATAAAGAAAACATTAAAGATACGACACCACAAGAGTGGCACGACAGTGAACTCCCTACTATGGCTAGAGAACAATTTAGTCGTGGTGAATGGCCTGATGCGTGTACTAGGTGCGAGCAGTTAGAAGCAAAAGGTTTAGAGAGTATGCGTACTAAAGTTAAAGAAGATGGTACTAGATACGTTAGAAATCACTTTGGACCTGGACTTTCTCACTTTGACATTAGATTTGGTAATAGTTGTAACCTTAAATGTATTAGTTGTTTTCATATGTCTAGTAGTAGTCTTGCTCAAGAAGCCATCGAAATGAATAAAGCCGGAATTGAACCGCTACATTTACCGTTATTAGATGAACCTAATTTTAATTGGGCTAGTGACGAAACTATGAAACGCTTTGAAGGATTGCCCATTAAAGAAGTTTATTTAACTGGTGGTGAGCCAATGATGGTAAGGCATTTACCTAAATTTTTAGAAAAACTAGATTCTAGTGTAATAATTAGATTTAATACTAACGGTACAATATGGAACCCTATAGTATCAAAAATGTTAAAAAGATTTCAGTCAGTAATTATGAGCATGAGTTTAGATGCTACAAGTAAGAAAATTGATTATATTAGACACGGTAGTAAATGGGATGAAATTGAAGTTAATACTCAACGTTATGCAGAGTTTTGTACTGTTGATATTACACCAACAATAAGTATTTTAAATGCTTCATACTATAACGAAATTGTAGACTGGGCAAGTAGTAATCACTTTAAATTATATAATGACAATTTATTATTAACTCCGGATTGGTTACACGTTAAAAATGCACCAGACGAATTAAAGAAAGATTATGGAAATATTAAGTTACCAGGATTATTAGAATGGTCTAACAGCTCTGCTGATCCTATGTGGATTGAACATTTTAAAAAACAAATTACAAAATTAGATAATTGGCGAGGAATGTATATAAAGGATTATTTACCAGAGGTAGCAAAAGCATATGGAATTAATTAAAGAAAATAAAGAAAAAAAGCGAGCAGTCTATAAACTTGCTGACCGCTATAGAAAAGTTTGGTATGTTAATCCAGACTCTGCCCCTTTTGCAGAAACTCTAGCTGAACACCTAGAATTATTAGATCAGTTTGTTCCTGGATATGTTTTAGATTATGGATATACTACCGAAAGTATCTATGTAGATTATAAAATGATACCCGGAACATTGGCAAGTAAATTTCCCCATACTGAAGACTTTATAAAAAAAATTTATAATTTTTGTCTTGATAATATTAATAAAACATCACCTTATGCTCACGGTGATTGGGTATTAAGTAATATGCTTATTGACGGCGACAACATTACATTGATAGACTGGGATAATTTAGGAATATATGACATTAAAGATGTATTAGAAAAATTAAACACAGATTTACGATCAGCGTTTGGACCGAAATTTGATGAAGTTATACAAGGAAAAGATAATGACTCCACAAGCATTTAGTTATCCTATAGTAGCAAACAACGGAATGATTTATATTCCACCATTTGGTTTAACAGAGTCTATTGACTATATGCTAAAGTTTAATCCTAAAGACGAAACGTTTACAAGAATTAAATTAGAAGTTAGTGATTGTACAGAAAAATGGATATGGGGGACTGCTTGGAGAAATAAAATAATTGTATTACCTTACAATGAAAAGAATATTATTATTATAGATACAGACGATGATAGTATAGAATATAGTGAATTAGAATATAAAGGAAAAGGCAAGTATGTACAAGGTCATATACATGGTAATACTTTATATGCGTTACCTTATGGCGAACATACACCATATGATTATATACTAAAACTAGAATTACCATATATGTATCCAGACCAAGAAAAGTTAAAACTTCCAAAGGATTGTAAAAGATGGCATACAACACAAATACTTGATGGAATAATTTATGGATTACCTCGTGGCGAAGACTGGGAAGATACATTTAATTATCGAATTGAATACGATTGTAGTGATGAAGAATATTCTTTAGTAGATATGAAACCTATATGGGAAGATTACGAAAAAGATAAAATGAATAATAAAAAATTTACTACACTTGCAAAAACCGGTAATAGCTTATACGCACCACCTTATAGTGAAAATGCTAATTTTGATATTTTAACTAAACTTGTAAATGGCAAATGGTACAGTGAACGTACAGGTATTAAAGGAACTAGTAGAAAATACTTTACTCATACTGTTGCAAGTAACGGTAAAATATTTTGTCCGCCTGCAGGGCATGAAGAAACCTGGAGTGAAATGTTAGTTATAGATCCTTCAGCAGATAACGGTTATGATACGTATTGGCACACAATTAATTTAGGCATTGGAAAAGAAAGTAAAAAATTCTTTGCTGGTATTGAAAACAGTAAGGGCTATCTTTATTTTATGCCAAGAGGTGGTTGTGTATGCGAACCTGAAAGTACTTGGAAAAGTCAAGGTGACTTAACAGAAGTACTTAAACTAGATATTAAAACAGAAAAATTTAGTACAATAGATATAAGCAAACTATTTAAAGATGATACAAGTATTGAAAAGTATAATAAGTGCGTAATTTTAGATGACGTAATTTATGCTTTTCCTTACGGTCAATCTGCAAACTTTCATAAGTTATTAATATTTGATACTCTTACAGAGAAAGCAAGGACAATGGACTTAAGAGATGTATAAAGCATTTGAAGATTTCTATCGCGAAGCAAAAATTAAACACCTATTATTAGCAGAGCATGAGGGTAAGTTAATATCTCCACCTTTTGCAACTGAACTTTGTAAAGATTATAGTAAGGTGGCAGTTTTTGGGGATTCCGTTTCCTATATAGATTTAGATTTACCTCCTGTTACAAGTAAAATTAATGCTACTGCAAGAGTTAATGGTAGCACTTGGTTAATTCCATATGGCTATTGGGACGAGTTTAGAACAGTAGTAGAGTTAAAAGGTGCTACACCTATATACCATACACTAGACAAAGGTGGTATGGGACAATTTTATGGTTGTGCTTCTAACGGAACTACTGCTTGTAGTTTTCCTTTAGGAACTTCTAACACATCTTTTTTACTATACATTGATGAAAAAGGATTGCATACACAAGACTTTGATGCTGAAATGAGAAAGAGTCATATGGGTACTGCATACTGTAATGGAAAATATTGGAGTATGCCTAGAGGTGACTTTAAAAACTATAATGTAATAGTAAATTATGATGGCAAGAATATAGAAAAGTATACACTACCTGTTGATCCTACTATAAGTAGAAAATTTACTGACCTAGTTGCCGTAGGAGATATATTATACAGTTTACCTTACGGTGAAACAGCCGGGCTTACTCAAGTTGTAGAATTTGATACTAAAAATAATAAAGCATCATTACATGAAATTGATGTACCTGACTTTGCAAAAAAATATAATGCTCAAGTATTAGTAGATGAAACTATTATCGGATTACCTTATGGTGACGAAGATGATTTTAAAAGTAGCTTTGGTGTTGTATTTGATACTATAACTAAACAAAGTAAAGCATTTGATATTGGAGTTGGTTACGGAGGCAAGTATAGATTTAAATGTGGTATTGCATATAAAGGCAGAGCAATATTTTTGCCTACTGGATCTCCAGGTTGTCCTATAGTTAGTGTAGATACAGATGGTAAATTTCATTTAGTAAAAACAGATAGTACTAAACTATTTGGAAGACCAATTATCTATAACAATATGATCTATACCTTAATTTATAACATAATTGATAACACCCATAATTTGGTTACAATAGACGAATGGTTAAGGATAAATGAGGTTGCCAAAATATGAAATGTTACGCACCTTGGCATAGTATTTTGGTACGATTTAATGGTGATATTGTACCTGATGGTGTATATAGAAAACGTTACGGTAATGTACTACAAACGCCTTTAAATGACGTCTTAGACAGCTTTACAGCGTCATACACAAAGGATTCTATACGTATGGGCCACTTACCGCCCGAGTGCAAATCATGTACTTTAAAAGAGCTTTCTGTAGGCCATAGCAGACGCTTATTCTTCCGTGATATACTAAATCCAATGTTAGAAAATACCAATTATGATTACTCCAAAAATTTCACAGATATTATGTTTTTGGAATTTAATATGAGCAATATATGTAATTTAAAATGCCGTATGTGTAATGGTATTAGTTCTACGACATGGGTTAAAGATGAACTTAAATTAGCCAAAATATCCAAAGACTATAAACGTCCAGTCGACCATCCAGAATTTGGTTATACTAATAAAAGTGAAGAAATTATAAAACGTTTATTTGAAGATCCAACACCATTTATGAACTTACGTTATCTTAGTATTAAAGGCGGTGAACCTTATATGGAACCTGCAAATAAAATTATTCTTAAGAAATTTGTTGATTTAGGTATTGCAAAGAACGTTACTCTTGATTGGACTACTAACGGAACTATTGTAGATGAAGAAGTTGCTGACTTGGCTAAACATTATGGAGAAACTAAATGGACAGTAAGTTTAGAAGGTACCGACGGACTTTACGAGTATATTAGAGGCGGCGATAACTTTACTTTTAAACAACTAAATGACAATTTAAAACAATATAACTTTGATAGAATTATTATTGCTGTAACTGTAATGACCTATAATATAGCACATTTAGATAAAATACATTTTTGGTTTGAAGAGAATAAACAAGCAAACTGGGAAATTTATTTTAACAATGTCGTTGCCACTCCGGCGTATTTAAATCCAAGAATATTACCTAATAAAATATTTGACAAGATTAACTTTAGATTACCTAATATAAATTACACTAATAATGGAAGTAATTTATTAGATACGTTTATTAATTATACAAAAGATTTAGATAAAATTAGAAATACAAATGTACTAGATCACTGCCCAGAACTTTCTAGTTTGTTTGAATAGGATCTAATGATATATAATGAATGTTATATTCTTTAGGTGAGTCTATAACCCATTTAACAATTTTTCCAGCTTCTTCTAAATCAAGTTTCTTTCTGTTGTCTTGTTTTTTCTTTTGACTTGCTGAATTTAATTGTCCAAATGCAATATTAGTTATTCTAATTGGACTAGGTCCCCAACAAACATTTTTACAAAGACGCTTACTTATATCATCTAATTCAGTTTTATTTTTTATATAATCTTCTGGACTAGGTCCGTCGCCCCAATAACTACTTGTACTACTAATATTAATAATATGCCCTTCTCCAAATTGTTTGTAAACTGCTTCTAAAATTTTTAATTGTTGCCCGTCAGGCCCATATTGACTGTTTATAAATATCTCAAAATTCTTCGCATGGTTGGCTATTTTTTCTGCATCGTTAATATCCCAACCATTCCATCTACCAATACATTCTATTCCACTAGTACTTGTACGAACAATGCCTTGAGTTAACCCTTGATAATTAGGATTTCCTGTTATAAGTATTCTCATATTTCTTTCCTAACGTATATATCACTTAAACAAGCACATATTTCTTTTCCGCAAGTAATAGGTTCAGTTGGTAATTTATAACGTTCAAGATTTCCAATAGGTCCACCGTATTGACAATCAGCTCTATACATATTTCCCCACATATCAATATTAATCATATCTATACCTGCCCAACATTTCCAATCTGAAAATTTATTTCTTCCAGTAATAATTAAATCATTAGCATCAATTGGCTCATCATCTAATAATAATTCTCCTCTATGTAAAAGATGAATATTAACAGGTCTAAAATATGGCCAATTCTTAATAATATCTAATTGTTTAGGTGTATAATAACCTACTTCGTTAGAAATATTATCTATATTACTTTTATCTAAAATAACTTTAGGCCATATTGCTAAATTTGTTGTATTTTCATATAAAAATTTTGCAGTATCAACTAAATCATCAAATTCATCTTGAACCATCATTAAATTAAGTCCAACATTTTTTGTAGTATTTGCTATATTAACGATATGATTAAGATCTGCATACTTTGGATGATAACTGATTATCATTCCATCTGTATATTTTCCTATTTCTTTATAATAATCTACAGTTTGACTACCATTAGTAATAAAACTAAAAATATGTCCTTGTTCTTTTACTAATTTTGCTAAATCAATAAAGTGTTTCCAATACGTAGGTTCGCCGCCACTTAATCTATAACAAATTGCTTTACCTGGACGGGTAAATCCTTCAACAAATCGTTTAACAGTTTCCCAACGAGGCTGTCCTGTAGTACCACTATGAAGATGTTCTGGACAATAGTCACACCTATAATTGCACTTGTTAGATAATGTCCAACTAACAAGAAACCAGTTTTCTTTTTCAGGTGTAGCATAAGTTAGTTTCATTAGTTCATCGTATTATTAATTATAATGTCATGTGTTCTTTCATTTAATTGAACAGTTAATATTACTGCATATAACCCATCACTAAAACTAAACACACTATGGTCTAATTGGAAATTTACAAAATAAAAAAATCCAGGATCTGGATAAAAAGGTTTCCCGTCTAACATATGAACAAAGTTTTCTTCTTTGCAATTACCAAATACACATAGCAATCTAAAATACTCTGGGCCAAGTCCTGGGAAATCTCTATGAGGCGGGAAAAAACCTCCTTTGTCAATTCTTAATAAATGTACTCTACCAATATCAGGTGCAAATACATCTACTACTTTTTTTAAATCAGGTAAAGCATGATAAACTGGTGTTGGCGTTGTAAAATTTTCTTCTTTCATTTCAACATCATTATATTTTTGCATATATCCGAAACTGTTTAAATGATAGTTGTCCATGACATCACCTGAATGACTTGTAACAGGCAATCCCCATCTATTGTTTACTGTATCTTTAGTTTCATTATAAGGACACCAATTATTTTCAAACTGTTTAAGTTGTTCAATAACTTTCCAACCATCTATATTAAATTTAAGTTTAGATTTTTGTCCTAAATTACACAAACTGCTATACAGTTGTGCTCGTATTCTACTTTGATTATTCATTTATATATTCACCTATCTCTTTAAACGTTTCCTTATAAGATGTTCCCCTTCTTTTATCAGATATATCTAAAAACTCACGAAGCTGTGGTAGTTTTTGACTCCAATCATCTTCCATCATATATTTAATTAATCCTTCCCAACGCCCTTTTCCGTATGGATTATTACAAAACTCAAAATTAAACTTCTGTCTATCTATAAAAGTAACCAACTTATTTTTTATCCATTCTTTTGCAGGTTTAGGTAATACTCTTACATTTAAATAACTTGGAAGATAAACTAAATGAGTTCCTATTATCCCTCCGCCAAATGGTGTAGGATTAATTTTACTATACCCTTGATCTAATTTCCATTGTGCTAATTCATCTATATAACCTATATTTAATAATTGTACTGCACAAGCAACATTTATAACTGTATTTTCCTTTGTATCTGAATCAAGTCTTTTTAAATTTGTTTCTACATCTTTCCACTTGCTAGGAAAACGTATATAATCATTACGTTCACCATATGCATCTATACTAAAATTAAATCGTACTTCTTTAAACTGTTCCCATAACTTAAACAGTTTGTCTGGTAACTCTAGTCCATTTGAATTATATCTTAAAGCACAATCTTCGGCATATCCTTCTTCAACCATAAACTCTAATATATTATAATGTTCAGGAATCATTAAAGGTTCGCCTCCAGCAAAATAAAGTTCTTTAATATACTTTGCTTGACTTTTCATTGATTCAATAAAAGATCCTTTTTTATACCAAGTATAATCATAGTTTAAATCCCATGCTTGATCTTGTTTAAGTTGGGGATCAGTATATAACGGATATTGCATCTTCCATTCTTCTATCCAACTTGAACTATCATGAGGACTACACATTATACATTTAAGCTGACATAAATTTCCTAAACGTAAATCAAAATATGGAATATTAAGAGGAGCAGTACCGTCGTGTTTTGTATCTCTAACTAATTTTTGTAAATCTAATCTTTTAGCCCATTCTCTAGTTTCCCATTGGCGTTTACTTGTAATACCCTTTTCTTCTTCTTCAAAACACTTAACACAACTACTTGGTATTTCGCCTTTAATCATTTGTAATCGTGTTCTACGCATATGATGACTATTAAACACTTCTTCAATTGTATGGTCACGCAAATTCATAGCAACGCCATCTTTCTTAACAAGTCCTACTGTCTTTTCATCTTGTTTACCTGCACCACTGGCATTAGCAGTACAACAAACCCTAACGTCGCCATTAGGTCGTGTTGCTAAATGTATCCAGGGTAATGGGCAAAATGTTTTACTCATATCTAATATGCCTGCCCATCATTTTTGATCTCTCTAATATATTAGGAATCATATCATCAGTAATATCTATTACTTTTACGTCTTTTAGAATTTTATATTTAGATAACATTAAAGTCCAATCTGTCCTATTTTCCCATATTTCTGGCATCACAAGTTTTCCTACTAAAAGATATCCTATCCCTAGTTTAGATGATATATTAGAATCTACATTTTTTGTATACCAGTTTATAAAATGACTTAATTTAAAATATGGTTCAGGATGTGAAGGTCGAAAAAGCATATATCCTTGTGCTTTAATTCTGTCTTCTGGCTGTAATTGTCCATCTGTAATAGCTTCAATATCATCATCTGATGCTACTTCTAGCCAATGCTTACCCTTATATGTATAATTCATACATAAATCACCAAAGTCTCTATCTGCTTTAAAAAATAGATAATCAGACTCTTCTAACGGAATAAAAACATTTTCATCAAATTGAAAATACGCATTTAGTCTAGGATTATCTGTTCGTTGTGCTTTAAATTGTTCATACCTATGAATTGCATCATTAATAGAATCCCATAACTCGCCATTTACCTCTGCTACATCTTGGTGTAATTTATTTAAATCACTATCGTTGACTATATGTTTTACTGTTAAATTATGTTTTACATTTATTTTGTTTATTAAAACATTAATCTCTACTATTAAATCAGTTTTATCTTGTTCTGTAACAACAAAACTAGTATCACTAATTAAACCAGACTTCCTTGCTATTGCATCTTTAACCATATTAAACCATTTAATAGCAGGAGCATGACTATAAACTTTATAGAATAAACTCAATGTTTCTAGTCCATTAGAAAATGTAACTTGAAGTCCGTTACTCATGTGCTACCTTCTGTACAAATTGTTCATTAAGTTTATCAAAAGTACCGCATTGTTTTGAACATTCTTTTAATCCAGTTGTTGTCCAACAATTACTAATAGTACTAAAGAATCCACTATCAAATATTTCACGCAAACTTGCATCATGTAAATTAGGAAATCTTTTAATCTTTCCCATATACTCTATACGTACATCTGCATCTGTAGGTATCCATTCTAAATCTAACCAACAACACGGTGAAACATTTCCAGTAGCACTTATGTATATTTGACTATCTTTTTTTGCTTTACAAGTAATAGTTGGTAGTAATTGATCTTCAGACGTTTTCACTTTTGCAGTCATTTCTGCACTTTTTTTTGTAGGATAAAGAGTATTAATAACATTGTAATCATCATCAATTACATCTAACTTACCCTTTCTAAATCTGGAAGAATGTTTATGCATGAATTCTTTAAATCCCAACTCTTTACTTAACTGTTCACAAGCATCAACTTGGTGTTCATTATGTTTAAAAACTAACATATCCCAACGAGCATCACCTCCTGCACTAATAAATTCTTTTGCATTAGCAATAATTTTATCCCAGTTTGTGTTAATTCTGTACAAAGAATGTGTATCTTTTAATCCATCAATACCAAATATAACTCTTACATTTATTTTTGCAAGTGCTTTCCACCATTCTATACTTCTACCACTACCATTAGTATGCATTACTAATGACATATATGGATTATGCTTATACAAATAATTAAAAATTTCTAAAGTATCTTCGGCTATCATTGGATCGCCTAGGTTACCACACATACTAAGATGATTTAATTGTTTAATAAAGTCAACGTCAAACCACTTTATAAAATTTGTTAATGAAACTTCTTCTAAGTCTACACCATCTCTTAAAGGACCACCCTGAATTCTTCTAGGACACATAGGGCAACGAGCTTGGCACTTGCTCGTTACTTCAAAATGTATTGACTTTATATCTTCTATTTTATACATTTTTTATCCTTCCTACCTATTATCATATACCTATCATATTTAGGTAACTCTAATGTACCTGAATAAAATTCTCTAGTAATTTTTGCTTTCCATCTAAAATCTTTAAGGCTAGTTGAACAATTAATATGTTCACCATGCGATACAAAATTATTACTTTGTACAACAATCCATGTATCATTTGGAACTTTATCTAACCAAGTATCATATTGCTTTTGCGTAATATGTTCGCAACTGGTATTAATAACAATATGTGGATCATCTGTATATTCATATTCACACATATCTGCTGTAACTGCCGTAAATCGTTCCTCTATCTCATATTGTTTATTCATTTTTAATGCTATTTCCTTGCACGTAGGATCAATATCAATAGATCTAATATTTCGTACACCAAGTTTGCTGTTAAAAAGCATCGTAGCCAAAATTCCATACCAACCTCCAAAAATAACTATTTTATTTGTTGTTGCATGAGTAACTTTAGGAAGTTCTTCACATAGCCAAACTTTACTTTTAAGTTGACCATGCCAAAAACTTTCTAACATATGATATCGTTGATGATTTTCTTCATCACGGATTGCATCCATCCAATAAGCTATATCATTAATATCTATTTTCATACTTTTATCTTTGGTATCTTACTATCTGCACTACTAACACAAGTTGGTGTTATACAAACTTTAGGTTCTTTAAACAAAGTAAATCCTTTATCAATAGTACCTAAAGGTTCATCATGGCAACTGTATCCTCTTTTAATCTCTCCGCCAGGTTCACGAATAATACAACTTTGATATCCTGCATTACACATCCACCCTTTAAATTTATTAAATCCATAAGCATTAAGTCGTTCTGCTTGATCTAATGTATGTTCATTACCATCTTTGTCATATAATGCTAACTGATTTACTTCTTGTTCCATATCTCTTTGTAAAATTTCTTTTTGGTCTTCATTATAGCCATCCACAATAGCACTAGCAGTAGAATTAGACTGAGGTTTAAGAGTAACGTGAAGACCCATATCGCTAAATCTTTTACTTCTATCATAATATTCCTCCCATAACTGTGGAACCATAACTTGATTAATTGTAACTAACACACCATGATCTTGTAAAAATTTAAGTTTACCACCAAATTCTTTTTCACTAGAAAATTCTGCATGATAACTTGCTGTTATACTTCTACGATCTAATCCTTCAGTTGCTGTTAGATACTTATTCCACCAATTAAATCCTGGACTAGCATTAGTAGTCATATGCAAACTAAGATAACTGCTAACTGGATCTTTAAATGCTTTAATTAAATTTATTAAATTTTTATATGTAGTCGGTTCTCCACCACTAAAGCTAAAATGAAACTTATCAAATCCATGAACTCTAGCTTGGCTTTTAATTTCATCCATAGTACGAATATAATCTAAAAGCGGTCTATGGTCTAGAACTTTACTTTTAGCATAAGGCCAACAATAACTACAATCATAGTTACAGAATCTGCCTAAGATCCAACTAACTGCAAAAACATTATCTTCCAGCATAGACCTTTGACCTAATTTAACTATATCTTCAATTTTCTTTATCATACATTTCTTTGAGCCAATCAAAATCATTAATTTTAAATAATGCTTCCTTGTTGTCTTTATTCTCCTCGCCGTATTTTTTTCCTGCTCTTGCACCCATCATAGCATAATCGCCATTAGGTTTATTCATACCTTCATTACACCAAATAAGCAATCGTGTTTCTGTTTCATCATCTATTTGGCCTCTAATAAGTTTACTTGATAATTTTACACACTCACGAAAAGCACTTTTCCATGTATTAAAAGGATCTGTATTAAATGCTGTTACGTTACTAATTTCTGTATGAGCATAAAATTTATTGCTGATACTCGTTGTCATGTCTGGTTTAGTAACATCCATATCTATAGTTAATTGTCTAGGTAATAACTTTACACCACCATATCCATATACTAAAAGATTTACAGGATTTTCACAGCGCCATACATGAACAGCATCTAAATCCCAATCTTCACAAATATAATCAAAAGTAAAATCATCCTTTAACTTTGCATCACCATCAACTACCCAAAACATTTTTGTAAAACATTTTTTAGCCGCGGCTATATGAGCTTGGTGTATGCCTTTTACTCCGTGAACTCGTTTAGCCATTGGATAACGTTCTTTTAATTCTGCATACACATCATCTGCATTGGGTTCTTCATAACTTATAAAAACAATATCATACATAAGGTGCTATTTCCTTTGCTAATTGTTTGTGTAATACTCTTCCAGGATGAGCATTGTCTGGAAAATCATCTGATCTCATCATATAAACAACAATTTCTTCATAATCATTAACTATCTTTTTAAATTCTTTTGTTCTTGCTAAATCAGGTCTAAGGGCTTGGATATTATTTAGAGCTTCCCAAGATGAAATGAAAGGTAGATCCCTACCTATAATATTTCTTAACCAATCTTTATGAACGTGTTTAATAAACGAATAATCTTTTTCCATGTTCCAAGTACGCCCCCAACCTTCAATTATAATCCATGGAATTTTTGTTTCATCATAAACACGCTGAGCAGAATCAAATGCAACTTGTGTTAAAGTACGATCTAAATCGGCAATTGATTTAATATCATCTATTCCAGCTTCATAACTTGCTTGAAAATGTTTTTCTAAATCAACTAATCCTGCTTCTACAGCCGCACTACGCTTATCTTTAACTCGTGTATAATTTCTAGCAGGCTCTGTTAACATCCAAATAATAACATCAGGATTATAAAATACAGGAGAGGTAAATGGTGGTGCTAATCCTAAGGCTTCTTCTGCTCTAAAAACTGCTTCAAAGTTTCCAGCACCACCAAAAGAATAATTAGCAACTGCATGGCCATATTCAGTTTCTAAATAATATCCAAAGCCTGGCCAAACTAACTGAAAGGGTTTAGGATATTTTATATCAAGATATCGATCTTGATTGTAAGGTCTAAAAATAGTATTGTCTACGTTAGAAGCACATCCTGGTCCAGGAGTAACTTGACCCCATTCTCCTAATCCGTTACTGTCTCCAACTATTAATATTCTTTTCATCGTGTGTTGCCATAATAGATTACCTTGTGTTTATTTGATTTATATTTTCTCCAAGGATCTACTACAATACTATCATCATTCAAGAAGCAATATAGCTCAGAATGTGCTAATAAAACAATTGCACTAAACGGTCCTTTCTGTGGACTTACTAATGGATCAACTTGAATACAATGATATCCTAGTTCAAAACAATAGTGACCAACTAATAAACTATAACTACCATCTGTAATATTAACTCCTGGCTTATAACTAACTCCGTTCAAGAGTATTGGCAGATTAGTTTCTATAGCTAACTTAACTAATTTCTTAGCCATGTTCTTAGCTTGTACTTCTCGTGTATTCATTATAGCATCAAACAGATCATATTGCAAGTCCAATTTTTGGGCCATAAACCGTAATGCAATATTATCTCTTGGATGACAAGATCCTCCATCTCCCATTCCTGCTGTCATATATTTTGAACTAATAATCCGATTTCTACTTTTTGAAAGAGCATTAGTGACTACATCAACATTAATATTACCTTGCTTTTCAGCAACATCTTGAATCATATTAACAAATCCAATTTTCATACTAATAAAAGTATTATAAAAAACTTTAACGCATTCTGCTTCATCCCACGTTCCAACTTCATAACGTGGTTTATTTTCCATTACTGTTTTATAAAATTCTATTAACTGTTCTGCATCTGAAGTTAACTTTCCATCTTCAGTTCCGATTATTACCATCTCTGGATTTACCATATCCCAGGCTACTGTACCCATAGCAATAAAATAAGGATTATAAACAAATCGTGTATTAGTAATTAATTGTACAAATTCATTACGTGTAGTACCAGGTAGAACAGTACTAATAAGCACTAATAATTGATTATTAGTCATATGAATATTTGCTTCACGCAAAACATCAACTACAATATCATAATTAAAATCCTTAGGCTCTAAATGTGCCGTAGGTGCTTTACCATCATAATCAGGATGATGTGGTGTAGGTACAGCGATAAAAACAATGTCTCTATCTTGGACTGCTTCTTTAATAGTATCTTTAATAGCTATAACATCACTTTTTACTTTAGCAACATCATAACCAGTTACATCGTGTCCTTTTTCAGCAATAACAGAAGCACATGGTAAGCCCAATTTTCCTAATCCAATAAATCCAATCTTCACACTATTCTCCAATCATTATATACGCACATAAATATAACAATATTTATGGCAGATTTTTTATATGATTCCACAAGTTGACTATTTTAAAAGAAATGTATTTCTACGCCAAGTAGAGTCTGCACTTTCTTGTGACAAGCTATTACAAGCGTTTAAAAGACATAATCTTTATGATCCAGAAATACTTCTTCTTCATGGATTGATAGGATATCCAGGATGGAAGAAAAATACCGATGTATTTCAATTTTTACATACAAAATACTTAAAAAAACTTCGTGAAAATCCAAAAGTATTTTTTATCTTCGATGCAAGTACAGAAGGATTTAGTACTATATATGGTCATACACCATTCTTTGATATCTTATATTTTAACTGTAAAAAATATGAAATACCTCCTAAAAAAGTTATCTTTATTTCAGCTAATATGGTTGAAGAACAAAACTTAATTAGATATAATCATGAACATAAAGTAAGTAAATCTATTCATGTAGCTTGTTTCAATAATTTCGAACAAATGCTTTTTGGTTTAAAACATTATACAAAAATTACTACTGATTATAATGACAAAGAAGTTGAAGCTGTTGCAGAAAATAAACTACAAGAAGCAATAAAGGAAACTAGAAGATTTTATTACGGACGAAAGCATTTTCTAAGTCTTAGCAGAGTAAACAGGCCACATAGAATTTTAAGTGCTTATGAACTATTTTATAGTGATATATTTGAGTTTGGTACAGTAAGTCATGGTCCACTAAAACCTACATCAAAAAATATAATTAATTATCACAATCAATTACCTAAAAATTGTGGAATAACAAAGGACGACCTAGTAAGATTCGGTAAGGTCTGTCCTCTAATTGCAGATACAGAAGACTTTGAAACTAATCATGCTCTGAACTTAAATTCACATTTACATAATTCCACATTATTTCAAATAGTAGGAGAAACATTTTCAGATGACTGTCTCGGAACTAGTAGATTCTGGAGTGAAAAGACATTTCGTTCGATATTCCATCTGCAACCATTTATTATTTGGGGGCAACGTGGGGCTAATAAAAATTTACAAGATTATGGTTATAAATTATATGATAAAATGTTTGACTATACTTTTGACAAAGAACAAGATGATTATAAACGTTGGACAATGATTCTAAAACAAGTTAAGGAGATTGTAAAAAAATTAAATAAAATGAGCAAAGAAAAACAATTAAAATGGCGTTTTCAACAATATGACATACTTAAACATAACTATAAAATAATGTATAAAGAGGAACATACTAAACAAGTATTTAAAGATCTTGCATCTACAATCGTTAAAGTGCATCATCGTAGGAATACAGAGGATTTCTAAATGAAAAATTTAATTACAATAGACATCAAAAGACTCTTTACTTTTGGCTGTAGTTTTACAGATTATCTATGGCCTACTTGGGCAAATATCCTAGGCTATGAATTTCGTGAAGCAGAATTTTATAACTTTGGCAAATCAGGTGCAGGTAATCACTATATTTTTAATATGTTAATGCAGGCCGATGCTGTATACAACTTTACACACGAAGATCTTATAATAGTACAATGGACCAATGTAGGTAGAGAAGATAGATATTTTCATCCTGGTTCTAAAGTCTTCGAAGCAGGATCTGATCGTGATCGTGGCGGTTGGGTTACACCAGGCAACATCTATAGTCAAGGAACTTATGATCAAGAATGGATTGAAAAATATTTTAGTGAATATGGTGCATTAGTAAGAGATTTAGCTTTTATTAAAGCCGCTAGTGAAATGCTTAGACATAAAGCTCAATGGCATTTCTTACAAATGAATGAGTTAATACATTATGTCAATCAATGGGACGATTCTTTAAAAGTTGAACCTGATAAACATACTTCTAAAGTATTTGGTAAGAACTTACGAGTAGATCAATTAAGAGACATATATAAAGAAACGATAAGCAATCTTAAACCTAGTTTCTATTCAGTACTTTATAATAATAACTGGACTAAAAAATTTAAAGCAGATAGAAAACTAGTTAATAAAAATTTTCAAGACGGACATCCACATCCTTTAGAACATTATGATTATTTAAAACGTACTTTTAAACACAACTGGAGCCCCAGTACTAATGAAAAAGTAGGTGAGATACAAAAGAAATGGATCAAACTAATGAACAACGTCTCACATGGTGATCCAAAATTTAGTGTTTTTAGTCAACCCGACCGTTGGCTAAAGATGATAAAATATGCGTTAGAGATGCGCCATGGTCAAAATATCGATTTTAGAACACACCGTTAAGTTCTGGAAATGTTTTATTAAAATCTCTATTTCTTATTCTATCATAATGCTCTGTGTATTGCTTAAATTTACTATGAGCAACTGGGTCATATTCTGCATTCTCAAGATATCTTAATACACCTTTTAACTGATTAACTAGCCCTTCATGAGTAACATTTGGTAAATGTTTTATAATTTTATAATAAGCAAACTGTTTTAAATGAGCTGGCAATATAGAAATAGTATAATGTTTGGGATCTACAATATTATATAAGATTACATTTGATGTATCAAATCCTTTATGCTCCATATAGCGTAAATGATCAGTAACAGTTATAACATTAAACACACTTACTACTGTATTGAAATTTAATTTAACATGAGGTGATTCTTTTTTAATAATATTTAAATTATCTTCAACTTCATTCCAAACAGTACCTTCTCTAATATATTCAGCACGATCACCAAAGCTATCTAAACTAGCATCAATTTGAACATTAGAAAATTTATTCCATAATTTAGTAATACATTCTTTTTTATAAAACAAATTACTCACATTAGAGTTATATCTTAATGTAACATCAGTACGTTTATTATCAATTAAATATTCTAAAACATCATAATGCTTATCAGTAAGTAAAGGTTCTCCGCCTGCAAAATAAAAAACTTCTATATCTTTATAATAAGATTTAAATTGTTCATATAACGAATCATTATTTTCGCCACCTGCAAAAATAAAACATTCTTCTTTATTATCTTCCTGAGCCCAACTAGAACTATATGTTGCACTACACGTTCTACATTTAAAATTACAAATATTACTCCAACGTACATCCATATAACGTAACTTCATTTCATCAAGACTACCATCTGGATTAGTTTCATCTATAAATGACATAAACTTTGAAAATTCTTTATTCATATGCATACGTGAACTTTCATTTCCTACCTGTTCATGAGCCCAACATTGTCTACACGCACTAGGTTGATTCCCGCTCATCATTTGTAAACGTAATTTTCTATATTCCGGACTATTCCATATTTCTTTTATCGGAGTATTACGAGTATTACCTAAAGGACTATTATAATCACCTATACAACAAGGTAATACTTTTCCATCAGCATTAACGTACATATGAATCCAAGGTAATATACAAGTTGTTTTGCTTTTATTCATTATTTTGCCATTAGGTTGTAAACATTGTGACCCCATAATCTATGTGCAACAGGTAGAGGATGTGGTTTATGATCGCTACTATGATCTAAAAAATAATGCGAGCCTTCAATTTTGTCTAGTTGTTCATTTAAATATTTTGGATCATATTTTACAGAATAAGATTTTAAAAAATTTTTTATCCATTTATAAACAAAAAAATCTGGACTTTCTACTTTATAACCAGTTGCCCTAGCACTAAACTCTATCCAAGTTTCTTGTAGTATTTTAAAACCATAATCTTTAGTATTTTGTACGGTGCAAAAATTTTTCCAAGCAGTTGCTTTTACATTCTTATACTTTAGAATTGTTTTCTGTAATTGACGAAAAAATATATCTTCATTTTCTACACACCAGTCTTTTACAGTTATATGTTTTAAGTATTCATTATCATATAATCTAGCAATAGGATGTCCTGATAATTCATTAATTATTATATCTTCTCTACTTGGTTCTGTCATTTGCATTAACAAATAAACAGTCTTATATCTATGACTTAAATGTTCTAATATTCTTTCAACAGCATTAAACATAGTAAAATTATTATTACCTGGTACTGCATACTGATAAAAATCTGTTTCTAATAATGTAGCTACTTGAGGTCCCCAACAGTTCGCTATTTGTACATCTAAATCAAATTTAAGTTGAGCTGACAACACACGATCTTCCAAGCCTTCTCCAAAGGTCCAACTTTCCCCTATTGCTACTACACACTCTTTTTTACCACGTCTAACCCAAAATTCAGTATTCTTAACACGAGGGTCAATGTGTGGAGGCTTAATATTATTATCATTTAGATGTATTTTTTTAAGATCCCTAAATAAACCATCTGTCTGATAGGGTGAGGGCTTATGCTCATACCACTTATAGTGATGCTGACTCATTATAAAATTTCTCCAGTTCTGGAAATGTTTTAACTAAACTACATTCTCTTCGTTTATCAAACTCAGTAAACCAATGATAAAAATCAGTACGGGCTTGTTTAAGTTTTGCTTCTTCATAATTAGTTGTTTTCATATAATCAACTACACGACGAAACTTCTCAACTTCTAAAATACTAAATTTTGAACGATCGCCTTCACATTCGTTATTTTCTAAAAATTCTAAATGCTTATACATATAAGGCATAAATTCTTCTTTTGGTAAAATATTCATATCATATATACTTGGTTCTTTTAAATGCGGAGTATCAAATTGTACTTTTTGCCATCTAACTTGATTAGGAACAATACCATTATATTTAGAACGCCACTCTAATATTTTTTCTAATAATAAATGAAAACTTGTAACACTAAAAATATTAAATGTAATCATAAAAATAACAGCAAAAGGAGTATTTTTTAGAAAATAATCTAAATTCTTTTGCCATAATTCTAAATCTAAACCTGTACGGATATATTCAGCTCTTGGTCCCCACGAATCAATACTTGTATATAACTTAAAACTTTTAATACATTTCTTTTCTGTAAGTCTTAAAACTGTTTTTGTTAATTTTTCAACTAATGAATGCTTGACGCCCATATTACTATTAACTTCTATTTGTATATGAGGCTTGGGATCTGCTTCTAACTTCTCAAATAGGTCCCATAAACTTTTATGCATTAAGGGTTCGCCACCAGTAATACGTAATATGTTTAATGTTCTACTAACTTGCGGCCACCATTTCCACCATGCATCTACATAAGGATTTTCTTCTTCATTTTTAGCTACAGTAAACCAGTCAATATCTTGCCTATGTGTACTTGACATACTATAAGGCCCATAGTCTTCTATTTCTTTCCAATATCTACTACTAGCTTTAGGATGACAATACCCACATTTAAAATTACATTCATTTGAAAAACTAATTTCTATATATTCTGGGTCAATATTAAAGTCATCGGGTGCATTTTTAATTTCTTGAACACGTGCCGGAGTGAATATACTTGCTGTTTTAATATGTCGATCACTAATATAGCCATTACCCATAGCTTCAATTTTCCAACAATAATCACAGCCTCCTGGCTTTTCACCACATAGCATTTGTTTACGTTGAGCTTTTTTCTCTTTAGTATTATGTAATGCACTAGGATTATCTTTTAATTCTTCTAACGGGATTTTATGCGGAGCAGGATGATAACAACTATGGGTTTCACCTGTTGCAAGATAGATTGTAGTATGATGCCATTTAGCTAAACAAAATGTTGGACTAAACATTTCATTTGTTACAGGCAATACTTTATTAATCTGTTCTATTTCTTTATTATTAGGCATACCAATTTAAACCCTTTGCATAATCTTGTGTTTGTACCTTTTCTGAA